TTGCCGTAGGTGTCATACTCCTCTATGCGGCATTTCTTGCGCAGCTCAGCGTTGCTCCAAGTCTTAATTAACAGAATATACTTCATAGTTCCAAATATTTTTTGTATCTTTGCACCCAGAAATTTTTAAATGTATTGATTATGAAGGTAATAGGTTATACTCGTGTTTCGACGAACAATCAAGACTTGAAACGACAAAAAGACTTGATTAAGGATTATTGTAAGCAAAAAGGTTATATGTTATCCCAAATACTAGAGGATAATGGTATTAGTGGAGCGGTAGATGATAGAGAGGGATATAAAGCCCTTCTTAGCATAACTAAAGATGATGCAGATTTAGTTATCGTTAGTGAATTGTCTCGTATTAGCAGAAGCGAAGACGTTCAAAATACTCTTTATAATATCCATTCACTTCTAGCTAAAGGCATCAAGTTAATCATGCTGGATGAACCAGAGCACATTTATGAAGGTAAGCTGGATTTAAGTCAGTTCCTTCTATTGGCAATTAAAGCTTATGGTGCTGCTGAGGAGCGTTTGAAAACTCGTACCCGCATGAACACTGGTAAGGAAACTAGAATGATAACTAATCCAATGGCGGATTTGGATGCACATAAGCCTTACGGTTTTGTTTCTACTCCTAATCCAAAATATGGTTTGAGTGGTGAACCTAAAAAGGTTTGGGCTATTGATGAAGAAAAAATGGCACAAGTAAAAGAAATCTTTGAATTGGTAGCTAGTGGTATGTCATTATTTAAAACTGCTGAGTATATGAATATCCGTTACCATGATAGGGGGTTCTTGATGAAATCTATCTTTGAAATCATTCACAGAACTGAGTACAAAGGTATTAGAAAGAGAGCAGGTAAATTATATCAGTTACCAGTATGTCCTATTCCAGTAGAACTTTGGGAAGCAGCTAACAAAGGGCTTAAAGATAGAACTGCCATAAAGGATAACCATAGACTATATTTTAATCCTCTTAAAGGTATCGGAAAATGTGTGTGTGGTAGAAATATAGGAGTGAATCAAGAAAGTAAGAAACTTAGCTACCAATGTGCAGATAAAATGATTAATAGAGGTGATAAAAGAAAGTGTCATGTGCCTACAACTAATTACAACTTAGTTAATCTGGTTGTATGGAATATATGCAGACAAATGGTTCTTGATAAGGATTATGAAGCTAAGAGTAATGAAGCTATCTTGAAGTTGGAAGCTGATAACCAAAGATTAGAGGAATCAAAGGTAGAGTATCACAATAGCATATCTGAATTAGATGAAGAAATAAATACTACAGCAGAAAAGTTTGCTTCATCTACTGATTTGAATCCTGCCATTTTAAATGCTCTGAATGTAAGAGTAAATAAGCTGGATGCACAGAAGAAGGAGCTGGAAAATAGGGTGGTGGATATTGATAGAGAAATAGCACTCAATAACAGAAGGATTCAGGAAGAAAGAAAAATCCAAACTCAAAAGGAGCTTTCTGACGTTTCCTTAGAGAGCAAAAGTAAGTTCTTCCATCAGATACTTGATTCTGTCTATACTTATTCAGCTAGAGCAAAATCAGGTGTTATAGTGGTGAATTTTAAGAATGGCTTGCAAGTTATAGCCCTTTGGAAAAATCACTTTAAGACATCTGTTTGGTACTTACCAGTAGGTTTCCAGTTTGATATAGAGAAAAGGATGATTTATGTGAAGACCATGCCCAAAACAGAAGGGTTTGACTTTACCATAAGTGAACCTGAAACAAAGTTCTATGAATATCGTGATTTGTTTAAGCACTTTGATTTGACAAAGTATCAGGTAGAAATACCGAAAGAAGAATTAGAAAGAAAAGACTAAATAGAAGAATCGAAGGCAGTTTTGCAGCTGTTTTCGATTTTTCGTTTCTAAATGTCGCACAAGAATCGGTGGCGTGGGGTTTCAGCGGCTTCATGCTTAAAATTTAACCCCATACCCCTATAAACGAAAAAAAGGCTACTCTGGTTAGAATAGCCTTCATTTCATTAGTAGAAGTATTGATTAATTCTGCTGCTGAATCTCTGTAGCTTTTATAGCTGCTTTCAGTACTGCTAGCTGTTCGCCAGTCATTGTACTTACTTGGGCTGTTAGCTTCTCAGCTTCATCAGCCTTCTTCTCCACATCTACAGCATCACCCAGAACCTTTAAGTTAGCTAGGTACAAGTTATATTCCTTCTCCAGCTCCTTAACCTTATTGGCTACAGCATCTATATTAATAGGCTTTTCTGCTACATACTTGCCAAAGTATTCATTACGCTCTTTTCTGGTCTTGTCGAATACAGCAGCTACATTCTCAAACTCTACTTCTTTACCGTTAATGGTCTTAATTGTAATCATTGTATTTAACCCACTGTCTTGTTAGGTGTTATTCTCTGTAAGACTGTAGGACTAATACCAGAGCACCAGTAATATTTATTATCTGGGTGCAAAGATAAGGCAAATTCTAATAACTTCCAAAGATTTTAAGGCATACAGCAGGAATACAAAAACTGCATAATTTTGACCTCCTAAAGAAAATAACGGCTTTGGTGTGCTGGTACTTCTACTTTCTTATACTTCTTTATATAGCCCTTTAGATAGTCCTTCTTAACTTTTTCATCCGTATATTCAATATAGAAGTTTTCTTCACCTGATAAACCTAGTACAAATATCATCCTGCTTATTAGTAAGCTTTTATCCGTTGATATATCACTACCCTTAAAAGCATATACAGCCTTATCTGCTACCTTATCTTTTAAGAAGCTGCTAAGATACTTATTAAACCATGCTATCTTGTATATATCGGCTTTATGTATTCTTTTCATGTTCAACAAATCAGCATCTAGCATCCTATTATCTGTTTGCAGGATTGTGTATAAAGCAGCTTTAATTATATCCAGTGTTAGCTGATTATCTATCTTTACAGACATCTTACCTAGCTTTAGAGATAGAAGGGCATTACTTGTAAACTTTAAAGAATTATCTTTCTTGTCTGGTTCTGCTTTCTGTAAAAGGGCTACTAGCTGGGTTATTTCCTCTCTAGGACTGATAGCATCATAACCATCAGCATAGCCTTCTACTATATCCTTTATAAACAGACAAAGATACCAGAACTTTTCAGCATCTAAGTGAAAAGCCCTTAATGTGTCTTGTACTTCTTTTGAATCCAGATACTTCTGTTTTCGGCTCTGGTCTATCATTGTTAATCTGTAAGCAAACAAACTAGCCACATGCCCCTCGAAAGTATTAGCTACTTCTACTGCATATTCCAATTTAGGGCTATTAGCTATAGCTTGCACTTGATTGCTAATTTCAGACAACCTATTACAAACTACAGACATCATACTAGCAAGTTCTTTTATTTTTGCTAATTCACTATCTTCCATATCTTATCTATTTAATAAGTTAATAATGTAACCATAATAACGAAAAAGGCTAGTACCTTATTGTAAGATACCAGCCTATTGTTATTCCTCAACTTCATTGAGTTCTTTTGCTCTGCTTGGATTCTTTAGTTTATGATGATATAGTATCATTTTCTTTAGAAAGTCCTTTATTGAATCTTCTACAAACCCAGTTGCAAAAATCAATTTTGTAAAGTTATTGACAAAGGCACTTAGTAAAAGCACTCCAGCAATAGCAGACAAAGCTACATATACCCACATCACGTCATTGTTAAAGCACTGGAAATGGCATAGCCCTAAAAGATGTAGTATGCTACATACAAATGGAGCTAAACAAATTAGGGCTATTATTAACGATATTAATAATAGCCACCAGCAATAAGAATAAAAATCATCTTCATCTATAACCATAATTATAAGTTTTTAAAATTTTTCGCCAAAGATAATAAAAAAGGCTGATACCTCCAAAGATACCAGCCTTTTATTAACTCTAATTAATTATTCATCTTTCTATCTACTACATCTTCTATCAACTCCTTCACCTTATTCATAGTTTCACCATGCGCTTCTATTAGCTAGTTCTTAAAGTACACTGATACCCCAAAGATTGCACCTCCAGCTGTAAAAGCCTATGCAATATAGATAAGTGTTCCACTAGCTATAGTATGGATGGATAAGAAGCTAAGGAATGCTAGAAGAATGCCACTAGCTATCATTACCATAGCTGTAGTATATTGTGCCTTATCCTTAAAGCCTAATTGATTCCAGTTTTCTTTCATCAGCTTACACCATTATTTGTTATCGTAAAAGTCTAACTATATTCTCTATCAGAATCAGAAGTAGTTTTTTCTGCTTTATTCAAATAGATTCTAACATATCTCTTTAATCCATTGCCTAATTTCAACGTTACAGTAACTGGTGAATCTAGTGTACTTTCTATATGGTTCTAACTATAAGTAGGTGTGGTATTAGTAGAACTGTATGCAATACCGCTTCCATACACATCATAGCCAGCAGTATAGCTATAAGTAACATCTATAGTTTTTGCAGTAGCATCATAGTTAGCTGTAGTTATACTGAATGATGTTGGCTAAATCGGTGGTGCTACATAAGTATTAACTAAGCCATGGTTTTCTAATCTGGTTATAATCTCATTAACAGCTTTCTGCAAAGAAAGAATGTCTGTAGCTTTGGTATTACTAAAATGGGCTATGCTTTCATAGTCTGACGTTCTTCTACTAATTATGTTTCTAAGACTATTCTTCTAACCAAATGATAGCATGAAATCAGATGCTACTGAACCAGAAGAATCTTTAGTGTTATAGGCATTGATACCACCCAGCAAATAATTATCAGAATCCTTAACTGCTAATCCCATAGTACCAGCTATTAGCCTACTCTTAGTCTTCAAAAATCTCATGGTTAGCAAATCATCATCAGAAGAACTTATTACACTACCACTTTGATCTAACGTTTCCTTTGTCTAATTACCCATGATGGTAACTACAGAAGCATCTGACTGTATCTTTTCACTTCCCTTATACTAGTTATTTATAGCTACTCTACTACCAAAGCTATAATTATTAACTGTAGCTGGAATGTAATTAACTATAGGAATGTTAGATGTACTTTCTATAAAATCACCACATCCCCAATTATCTGGATTTCCATCTAATCTATCTGTATTTGTTCTGTCCTTTATCACATCTAGCCTATATGGTGAATAGTTAAAGGTACTCCAATCTATAGCCCCACTAGGCTACTTATCCCTATAACCCACAAAATTCTACTAACCTACAGTTTCAGTATAAACCCTGAGTAATATTAAAGAATGCCGCCATTCCCAGTAAGTTGTACGCTCACCAGTCTTCTTTGTAGCATTTAAAGGGAAAAGGGCTTCAAAGTCTTCCATGGTTATAGGAATTGTCTAGCCATCCACGACTCTAGTCCATCCACCATTTCCATCTCTATCAGATAGTGTTTTCCCTGCTGTATCATATCCATTAGGGTTAGCTACTGTTCCTGGGTCTAGAAAGTCCAGATTACTGCATCTAATACTGTTTGTTGCCTTCAAATCTTCCAAAGACTGATTAGATACCAGACTAACATCAGATTCTACAATCTCATATTGCTTACCTACTAGATAGGTTTGAACCAGCCAAGTTCTACAGTTAGAATCAGTTTCATCATATTTACCCTAGGTTATACTGCATTTACCAGCAGAATTTCTAAATGGTGTTGTTCTGATTCTCTACATAGATTTCAGGTAGCAGTTTTCCGCTATCACTCCTTTGCTTCTAACTATGTGGATATGTCTAGAAGTATTTGAATAATCAGGTATATCTAATTCACTATCATCAGATGTAAGTATAGTACCCCTAAAGGCAAAAGCATAGCAGTTATATAATCCTATACTGTTGCTATCCGTCACAAAATAGGAGTTTCCTCGATATAATATATCTATATCTATTTCACCATCCTCTTCATCTAAAGATAACGTATTAGTATATCTACTGGCTTCTGCTCCACATCCCTATAAGGTAACAGAATTACAGTTATCCAACTTATAACCTACTCCACATCCATCAGCAGCACAAGCCTACAAAGATGAATAGCTAGTGCCCTTCAAGTTATACCCAGCATTTAAGCAGCTATTACAGTAGCATGAAGTAAAGTTCACAGAAGTAACACCAAGAATCTTAAAGCCACTTTCTGCTACTCTCCATGCTCCTACATTCTTAAATGAGTTCTGAACTGCTCTATAGGCTTCATAAGCATTACCGCCAATATCCCTTAACCATACATCAGATAAAGATACATTCAAAACAGAAGAATCATAGCTAGACAAACTACCAGTTAAGGATGAAGGTGAATAGTTAAAATTGATAGCATCATCTTTACCTCTATCAGATGAATTTGTAGTAATACATATATTACTTATGCTAATATCTCTCACACCAGTAAAAGCTGTTCCGTTTGGATTTACCTTATACGTGTCAGGATAAGTAAGATTAGGCTACTGGGATGATTTTATTAAACCTCTAGAATAGTTTTCACGACCAGTTAAGCCTACCCATCTACCCTAAGCCTATATCTTAGTTCTTTCTTTATCCCATTGTTTCCATTCCTCACTATTATCATTAGGATAATATAAAGGATGGTTTTTATTCTTATCTCTATCTCCATCATAATAACCTACAGCACCATCACCTAAATAAAATCTGTTATGTCCATTCTTCAAATCCAAAGTAGGACAATTTTTAGCATCAGTAGCTGTATTATATTTCTTCTTATCTCTAGTTACATATCCCAAAGCCACAGTAGCCTTTTGATATGCCAATGTATCTTTTTCAAAGTAACTAGGCTTCTTCATAAATGGGGTTCTTATTATAGTGTTGTAGATTCCCTATCCTTCTATAACCGTACCATCATGGATATAAACAGCCCTAGTTACTAAAAACTCTCCACTACCAAATACTATTTTCTTGCCAGATGTATATGCTGCATCTAAAGCAGACTGGATTACTTCTGTCATATCCTAATCAGAAGTGGCAAAGATGTTAATAGTATCTTCTGTAATGGAAGTGCTAGTATTATTGATGCTAGACTAAGAGGAACTGCTCTTACTGGAAGAACCAGAAGAACCAGTATTCTTAGCTTTGGCAAATGATTGTATATTTATCATACTTCCTTTAGTTTTATATGTACTGTACTTTCTTTCAAATCTCTATCAATAGACTGAACAAAGAAGTTTCTATTTAATACCTTACTATGTAATATAGAATGGATGCTAATAGAAGGTGAATCATGCAAATCTGTTTCCATGATAAGTTTAGGTCTAGAATAAGAAAGATAGTACTGATTGATATAATGCTCCTCTGGTTTTGCCGTTTCCATTGTAGTAGCATTGTAGATACTTTCTAATGGTGTCTGGGAATCTGTTTCTATCACTGCATTCAGGTTTACAGTGTTCTTTATTCCCTTCTTAGCACATTCAGAACTACTAAGCTAAGTAATAAACTTAAATTCTACATCATCTTTCTTATTAATAAATCTATCAGTTTCATTACTCATATATATCAAATCATTATCCTGCTTATTCTCATTTCCTCCCTAGTCTGAATATATTTTGCACTCAAAATTCTTTATGATGATGTTTTCTATATGAGATAAGACAAACTTAGTATTATTGTACCATTTTGTATGTCTCCAGAAAGAAGGATGCCTTCTAGTTATATCATTCCAAGTTAGATTAACTGGTCCTAATATTCTAAACACAACAGCACCAGATAAAGCATCAGACTTCTTAATAGGTATAGCAGTACCCTTAGCATCCAGATTCATAGTATAGCTAATGTTATTCTATATATCAAATTCATCACCTATAATCTTATCCCCTATCTTTGGGTCTATACCTAAAGAAAATGTGGTTTTCTTTTCACCATCTATAGTAGGTTCTTCCCCAATCTTTACCCATTGATAGGTAGAATTTCCATAGGTATCTATATTAGTTTCTACCAGTCTTTTATTACCTATAATAAGTTCACATTCAAGAATAGGTAGCTTCTTAAACATATCTGTAGAATCACCATTAGCAGTATAGTTATACTGTAGTTCATGGTTAGCTTTATCTGTTGTCCATGGATGAAGGCTTAAAGCATTAGATAAATAAGAAGAAGGTGTATCAGATGGCTTTTCCTATGTGTACCACCTTCTAGTATAATATCTACCATCCCCATTATTATCACTAGGTACTGTTCTATGCCAATAATCACCCCTATCATGCTTCTAAAGGATGGAAAAGATTTCTGTTTCCCTCTGTATAGGCATCAGGCACATTTCACCACTAAACACTAAATAGTTAGTAGTAATATCGTCTGTAGGGGAAAAAACACCACCTGAGTTATTACCTATATACTCTATCATCCCACTTCTATCTTTTATTGTCTAATCAGAAGGAGAATGATTTGTTTCCGTATCATCCCCATTACCATTAATTGAGATATACAGATAAGTATTCATATCTATTTTTGATGTAGGGGAATTATCAGTAACATCATTCTACTTTTTTACACTACCCATTTTAAAGATGCAAGGAATAAGCTAGTTATCCTTTAAGTACTTTGGTAGCTTCCACTGATTTACATAAACCCCATTACTCAGTTCACAAAGACTAGTTATATATCCTTTAGGTGTTATAAAGTTCCAGTTTGTGTTATACATAGCCTATAGATACCAGTCCACAATTCTACAAGCATCATAAGAAGTAGCTCTATCATGGATCATATCAAAGAAAGCCTTATTAGCCCTCACACCTTCACCCTCTGATATATATTCAGTCATAAATTTCTGCTTACCATTATAAAGGGAACTTAAATTTTCTGAATCCATAGGGCTTTCTATAACACTGTCCTAATCTTCCAAACTACATTTTATAGATACCTGATTATATACGTCTGCTACAGATAAATTTGTATCATCACTAGAATGCAAATCTGCTGTCATTTCTAATAATGTAGGGGTAATAGTTACAGCTGTATTTTCTGTAAGATTATACCAGCCAGTTCTTTTGTCCTTTATAGTATTCCAGTCATATATATAATAATCAAATCCATCCTAGATAATATGAAGGTTAAGATATTGCATCATCTAGCTAATTACATCTTCATTAGTCCAGACATCATCAGCTTCATCACCCAGCATATATAACTCACTCATGCTACAATCTGAAAAGATTGTTTTCTCCTTTCCCTTAGATACACCTTTAGATAAATCATAGAAAATCTTTCCCTTTGTACCATTAACTATGTCTATATCCTGAATATCCAGCATTATCTAATCCAGCATATCTTTGAATGATTTTACACTAGCCTTAGCCCTAGAAGCCTTATAGTTATTCAGATTAACATCACCATAGTTATAGTACTGTAATGTAGCTAAAGCATCAGTAGTATTTACAGTAAACTCATCTAGCCCATTTACAAAAGGCTAGCTAAATGTATTAGGTTCAACAAAGCCAGCATAAATACACTTATCTCCCTTATAAATGTTTACTTTGATATTACGTGAATTGTCTGCAAATAGCTTATCACCTATATAATCTTTAGTAACTAAATTAATACTGGCAGACCTCTTAATAATAGTCTGAAAAGTATCTTCATTATCTGTTTCTATAGAGATAGGGCTACCACTAAAGTATAGCCCATTCTCTCCTATAATCATTTCTTCCGTTTTATCATTATTACTTAATATATGTACTGAATAAAGCACATTATTAATGTCTCTAAACTATCCATGAATATACATAATTATTTGATTCCAGTTATTTTCCCAGATTTAGCCTTTATATTGCTATAGTTCCTTAGTGAACCATACAAATCTGAACCTTTTAATTTGAAATTAATCTAACCACCTATTCCACCAGTAGCCCCAGCATTATCAAGCATATTAAATAAGTTTCTTTGCTATGTGCCATTCAGAATCATTTCACCAGCATTCACTCTAGCTAGTAACTAATCCCCATGAGTTGTAGCTCCGTTAATGATACCACCTTCTGCATAAGAACCAGACAAATAACCACTAACAGTAGCAGCGATACCTACCACTGTTGCTATTACTGTTGCTACTGCTGCTAAGTTAGCAGGGAATGGCATCTTCATAGCGTTAGCAGTACCAGCAGCTGTAGCCAAAGCAACATAAGACATAGCAGCAGAAGCTATCTAAGCAGTTACCTAAGCCAACATTGCTACAGTATCACCAGCTCCTAACTAAGACATGGCAGAACCTAAGCCCTGAAATGCACTAGTTAAAGCCAGAACTGACTACTGGTTATTCTCCAGCCATCCCGACATTTCCACCAAACCGCTAATTTCTGGCTAAGGTACTTTGATGTTATTTATAGCATCCATATCAATAGAAAAAGGATTAACCGATTCTGTATCTATTTCTGATATTATATCCTTTAAGTTAGTACCTTTTAGCCTTATCTCCAAAAAGCGTTTTTCTTCTATCAGATTATCCAGTTCCTTATTTATCTTCTGATAGTCCATAGGATTAACTGTTACAGATAATTGCTTCTGCTTTAAGTTAATCTAGTCATTATACCATGCTATAGAACCTTCTGGATTTTCCTATTTAGTCTGCTTGAAATTGTTCTTTACTCTAGTTCTATGTGGTACTTTTACAGTACCTACCTTCTTAGTAGTCTTAGCTATAACATCAGATACAACTTTAACAACTCCCTCAGAAAGCTGCTTTGTTACAGTATGAATCTTACCATCCTTTGCTTTATAATTATATGAATATGATTCACCATCCTTTAGGTATCTGTTACCTACCTTATATGTACCAGCCCTTTTGTTTCCATTAAGAAACTATCCTCTTTTAGCCATAAATTCCTCAGCAGAATCACCAAAGGTTAGCTGTCTCAATTTAGTAGAAGCATCATCTATAGCATCATTCAGCCAATTTACGCTTTCTGTTATACCATCAAAGATGGAAATCAATCCATTCAGGCTACTTTTAACAGCTGGCTCTATCAACTTACCTATAGCTGCATAAGTTTCATCTATAGCATCATTTAAAGTAGATATTTTACCCTCTACTGTCTCACTCATATTTACAGCCATATTGTGAAACTAACCACCCTAAGCTGTAGCATCAGCAAAAGCCTAGGCTATCTGTTCTACAGATATTTCACCTTTGCTTACTTTATCTAATAACTCTCCTATGCTTTCACCAGTCTGCTTAGAAATAACAGATAGAGGATTAAAACCAGCATCTATCATCTAGTTCAAATCTTCTTTCATCACCTTACCAGATGCAGACATCTAAGAAAAGGCTAAAGCTAATCTTTGCATCTTATCAGTATTACCCATAGCTACATCACCTAACTATTTCAATGTTGGCAAAACCCTATCATAGCTTATACCAAAACTAAGCATAGTCTATGCAGCTTTAGCTAATCCCTCAGTATCATAAGGAGTTTTAGCTCCATATTCCTTCAACTGGTTTACTAAAGAAGAAGCCTTTTCACTACTATTTAATAAGGTAGTGAATGATACTTCTAATGATTCTATCTTACTTCTGGCTTCTATAGCTTTAGTTCCTATCTCCTTAACTGCTGTAGCTATAGCTAGTGGTGCTAGATACTTTGCACCCATGCTAACTAAGGAGCTTCTAATATTGTTGATAGATAAAGATGCACTATTAGAAGAACTTCGTAAATTTCTAATCTGTTGCTAACAGTCCTATAACTGATTCCTGAACTGTTGATTTTCAAGTAATATTCTTGTTACAAAATCCGCTTGTGCCATTATTTATGTAGTTTTAAATAGTTTTCTGCTTTTATTCGTAACCTTTCTATATCCTCTTTACTTATGCTAGTATCTCCCTAGACTTCCTCCCATGGAAACCTTACTATATCCTACAGCTATAAACGCTTCTTACTATTTACCTAAGCAACCATATAGGCTATTAGTCTATTGGCTTCCCATAAGTCTTTATTAGCATAGTAAGAATATCTCATAGCAGCCCTAACTTCATACATTTCCATTTCATCTAAAACATACTTTGGATTATAATGAAGCTAGATAACTAAGATTGCATAAATTTCTGAGATACTCAACTTTTTTTTTCATCACTATCTTCTGGCTAAGTGAAAAGGTTATCTTTGCCCAAAGTCTCAGATGTGATAGTATTTAACTAAGCAATTATAGAAGGGTCATTATCTATAGCATCCAGAAAATCATCCCATGATAATGGTTTGTCTTTATTACTAGCTAATATCATGCTATATAAAAACAGATAGTTATCAAGTGTTGTTCTTATCTGGAATGCTTCACCTTTTATCTGTTCAAAGATAAATAAAGCTCTTATTGTATATCTAATTTCATATTCTGTATTATTGATTGTAATTGTCTTCATAGTCTGTATAAAATAAAAATAGCCCTCATGCCCTCATAGCTAAAGGCACAAAGGCTATATGGTTATAAAATTTAAACTTCTACTTTCTTTAAAGCACCAACACCAGTAAACTGTACTGTATATGTCGCATATTCTCCATTTGGTGCATTAAGTTCTAAAGAGGTAATAATTACCTTACCTTCATAGTCTGGTTTACTAGCTGTCCAGCCAGTTTCAGGCACATCTGTATCTGCTTCTTTCTTTTTGCTAAAGGTTGCTGATACTGGTGTTTTTGCTACCATTATATCAAACAAATCATCAAAGTTACTTCCTTTACCATCTATTGAATACATGTTTTCACTTTGTGCTGTCCAGCTTAATTTGCTAATCTCATTGCTAGCCCAATCACCACCACCTTCATCTTTGTTAGAAGTGTCCTGAGTATCACCACTAATAGTTAATGTGTGTGAAGTTGCATAGGCTATTGATTTGCTGTTTAAAAACAGCATCATATCACCACCTTTTATTTTGCTCATTGTAGTTCTATTTTAAAAGTCAATGTCTATATAAACGTATCTTCTATATAATCTTCTGTTGCATCATCTATAACAATATCCTCTATAGCTATATCTGAATAAGTACCCTTTTTATGCTCCAAAGCTTTTCTAACCTTAATAGCCAAATCTATACTTTCTGAATAGTTAGAAGAAGCTATATTTATTTCTACAGAAACATTTTCATTAGTATTATCCTTAGTGCTTTCAGGAGTTAATCCAGTTCTCTTATAAATGATGAATGGAAATGTAGTACCTTCATCAGCTATTAGGGGATAAATCTTCTTATCTATATCTATACTAGTCTGTAGTATAGTATATATTGCTTTTCCTATATTTAAACTATCCATCATCTGTTATTAGCTGCTCTTAATATTGATTCCTTTAACATCTAATTCATGCTTTCAAATATAGAAGTTTCAGAAGTTCTTTTAGCTTTATCAAAGAAATATGCACTTCTTATTCTTCCTCTGTTTCCACCCCTACCAGTTCTTCTAAGATGCCGGACATCAATATAGCCGGTTATTCTATGTCCTTTGGTACGTCTTAATGCTGTTCCTTTCTCAAAAAACTTCAAACGGAAATCACCCATGATATGCACCTTAGCGACATTAGCCCCATTCTCTTTAACTAGTTTGCACTTAACACCAGACTATAGGGATTTTCCATATTTAACAGACCTCTTATTAGAGTTCCTAACCACTCTTTTCAGCTAGTTTCTAGTAGCCTTAACTAATATGTTTCCAGCCTTTCTTAGTGTCTATTTAAAAGCCTTATCCTATTCCCTGCTAGTTAGTCTGCTAAACAAAGCCTAAACCTAGCTATCATCAATATCAATCATTAATTAATTCTGTTCTAATGATGATGCTTTGCTTATCTCTATCTGGTTCTACTGATAGGATTCTATAAAGCTTTCCCTTCCACAATATCCTATCTTTTTCATCTATGTTATGATAATACCTAATAGTGAATATCTTAGTATAGTTAAAAACTATCTCACCATTCTCAGTGTCTCTATTACCTGATTCAAACTACACATCTGAGCGTGTTGTTATATAGTCTGTCCACTGAGTACCATTAGCCCCATATTCATTCTATGATATTGTTGGCTTCTATATGGTTATTACCTCTTTTAATCTACCAGCATTCATCTTACCTAAAAATTACGGTTAAGGTTTACTAGGTATTTGAAAGAATAGGGTACATCTGATATACTTGAATAAGTAGTAGCTTCCCTATTTGCATATAGATTTCCAACTAATAGAAGAATGGAATGAATAACAGAAGGTGGCAATTTACCACCTTCCATTTGTTCATTCAAAGCTATGTCGGTATTCTTTTCTATAGCATCTTCCGCCACTAATATCAGACTGTCTATATAGCTATCATCATCCTTAAATGAATCATCTATATTCAGATGCTTCTTTGCTTCTTCAAGTGTTACATACATAGCTTTTATACAGACTAAAATTACTTCAATACCTTCTTTACAAAAGATGCTGCTCTTTGTGGCTTAGCATCAAAATAAGCATTTACTACCAGTCTGATTTTACCGTTAGCTGCTTGTGTATAAGGATCTACGGTTAAATCAATTCCTCCCCATTGTCCGATTACCAAATCATTAAAGTTACCTAAAATAAGTCCTTTCTTAGCCATGCCGTTAGTAACTAACACTGGATAACCATCAACTTCACCGCTATCCATCAACATTCTAACATCTGATTTAGTACCACCAATAGCAGTAGTTTTCAAAGTAGCCTTAGCATAAGGGGATGCAATAAATGTAATATTACCACTAACATTAGCTTCCTCTAACTTCTGTTCCATGGCTACAATATCCTTATAAGTAATATCTGCTTCATCAGCTACAACTGCATTAAACAAACCAGCTGGCTTTGTAGTACTACCAGCCTCAGCACCTAAAATAGTAGCTTCAAGTTTGTTACTAATTGCATCTACAATATCCTTTCTAAGCAAAGCTTCTGCTGAAACAGAATCCTGAATAAGGAACTGCTTAGAAATATCTACATAAGCTGTTAATCTCTTTGGGCTAAGTTCTACTTCTCCAAAAGTACCAGCACCATCAGCAGCAGCATCAACTTCACCAGCCCAACCTACTGTAGAACCATCATAAGTAGGAATTGAAACGTTACCTACCAAACCAGTCATAAAGTTAGCACCAGCAGCACTAAGTACTAATTTATCTCTAAGTGGTGCTAAGATATTCAACTTATCTTCTGCTACAATCTCCTAGCCATGGTCTGCTACGGTTGCCTGCACATCTGCTCTTTCTTCTACTGGAAGGATAATCTAGCCACTATAACTTTGTCCTGATTTACGCATTTCAGCGATACCAGCGTTTACTACCTATTGGCTTCTTTCGTCTAACTGTTGGTTATTAGCAATAGCTCTAACAGCCTTTAAAAGTGAAAAAGTTTCTTTCTTCATTGTTTCTTTTTTATTCAATTTCTGATTTAACTATCTAATTTCATTCTCTGTATCTGCTATCTGTTTACACAAATCATTGTATTCTCTTTCTTCATCTGTAGTTAGCTTTCTGGATTCATGCTTTCCCTGATTGATAATATTTTGTGCTTTTAACTACAGCTGTTCCTTCTTATCTATTAATTCTATTGAGTTCATTTTAGTTTTGCTTCAAGTTCCTGATAATATTCATCTATTTCTTTCTGTTCTTTCTGTTTCAATTCATCCAGCCCTCTTGTGTTTACTGTAGTAGAAGAATAAGCAGCCTTATATACTGGTGATACATCAAATAGCTCATTAATGCTATTTATGGTTCTAAGATAGCTTCCATCCTCCCTTTTCTACCATGAATCACTTTTTACAGTAAAAGCAAAAGAACTAGTAGAAATATCTCCTCTTCTAAGTCCTTCCAGCAGTTCGTCACCCAAAGCGGTATTAGGTGCTTCAAAGCTGTATTTCAAACCTCTATCATCAATAGATAAAGTTAAGCTACCTACACCTTTGTTACTCCTAGCTAATACACCCTTATCTTCATTGTGATTAAGTAAGCAAAGCACATCAGATTTTTCTATGATGCCATCTAAAGCACTTCTACTTATTATCTCATGGAATCCACCTAAATCATTAGATAAGCTATCAAATACAATAGCATATCCTTCTACTGTTCTTCCCTCTAAACTGGAAACATCACCCAAGTTTCTAATTTCCTTCATTTAGCTATTCTTTGATTGTATTAGTATTGTCTGGATTATCAGAAGTAGCTTTCTTCAATGTCTGTATATTAACCTATACAAATGAATTGTCTCCATCTGGTAAAGCAGGTAAATCTAGCTCTTTTCTTATCTCGTTAGTTGTTATAGCACCAATCTAGAATAATGTGTTATAGTAGTTAGCCAAAGATTGCTTATCTACTCTTAACAAAGGTGCTGTAGAAAATCTAACATCTATGCTATCTCTTTCACTAGGCTTATATAGCTTTCTGACAAATTCACCTTCAAACTTTTCTAGTAAAGGCTGCAAAGTATCTGTTAAGAAGGCTATCTACATCTATTCTATAGTATTGTAGCTACTCTTTGATAAATCAAAAGCCTTTACTGGCGATACTCCAAAGAACCTACAAATATCAATCACATTAAACTATCTAGTTTCCAATAGCTATGCGTCAGATGGATTTACCGTTACAGCTTGAAAATCCAAATCTGCATCCAGCACAGCCACACCGTTAGGCGTACCAGTATTACCACTAAAAGCACTGTTCCAGCTTGATTTAAGTGTTTCCTTCTATTTAGAAGTTAGAGGTGAAGAACTTTTAAGAATACCAGCACAGTTAGCACCACCCTTGAAAAATCCCTCAGCGTTTTCTTCTGCATCCATGGCTAAACCTAATGTTTTTCTAGCATAGGCTAAAGTAGATATACCCTCATAGCCATCACTGGTAAAATTCAGGATATGAATCATATTGCAATCTTCTACCACATTCTTCATTCCAGTAATATTATAGCTAATAGTATCCCTAATAGTTTGTGGCTTTAGTATTGTAACCAGTTCTGTAGGTATATAATAAAGAGCTTTAGCGTTTCCTCTCTCATCCCTATCTATATAAGCATAAGCATTACCAGTAAGAAGCATACTTATCACCATAGTTTTCATAAAGGTGAACTTACTCATGTTCTGATTCGGTTCACGGTTTAAAAGATTGTAAGTAGGGTGCTCAGTATATTTCATCTTATATCCTAGCTAATCTACCCTATAAGGTTCTAGTGGTAACTAAGCTATTGAATCAGATATAACTTCAACACATCTATAAACAGCAGATAACAGCATAGCTTTATTATTAGCATAGCTACTAGCACTGTTATAAGATAAGAAATCACCAAATAAAGCCCTTTGCTCTGGTTTTTCCTTTTGCCAAAATTTCCATTTCATATTATAAATATTTCTTTTCCGTTATTTGGGTTTTGCAAGTAACATCCTAAAGCTGTTATCATTGCTATCACACCATCTATTTTCATCTGCTTCTATGTCTTAATTGGTTTGACATTCTCATTATGATCTTCTTTAATATGCACATTAGAGAAACACCATCTAGTTATTTCATTGTTATCTATAACTACCTTACCTGATAAAATCAATCTTTCAAGTTCCTTTGTAGGCTAGTTAAAGTTACCTATGCTCTAGCTATATTCTTCCAGTGGCAAACCTTCTTCTGTAGCCTAGATAGCCCACTAAGTAGCATTCCACTTATCATAGCCTACCTTCTGGATGCTAACAGTATCAATCCATTTAAGCATATCCTTAGTTATATAATCATAGTCTGTAACATTACCACTAGTTATATTTAATTGATGCTGATTTCTCCATAGTCTATATTTCTCCCTATTGCTATTGTTTGCTAGACATGATTCAGGTAGATAATAGTAGTTCTTAAAGTAATAGATACCATCCTTAACCACTAAATAGCTTACAGCAGTTAAATCACTGGTAGCTGACAAATCCACACCAATATAACAAAGTTCATCCTAGAAACTAGCCAGATTTACATTCTTAGTGCTGTTCACAATATTACTATCAGATAACCAGACTTCAGAAGAATCACACCATAGATTAAGGGTTTTAGTCTTTACTCCAACTTCTTCAGATGGATTATTAAGTGCTGATTTTACCTATTCCTTAATATACTTCTTAGTTACAGTTACATCCATATTAGGGGTACATTTCACCCAGTTATCTTCATCTGTCCAATCATCATTATCATCCATAGAATAGATAGCAATAAACATACTATCATCTTCTTTCAGTTTATGAAGAATCTCAATAGCAGTACTTCTTAGCTAATAGCAGGGCAAAGTTTTATCAAATCCAGCAGTAGTTATAGTACATAGATGCGGATTCTGTCTCATACCCATAGAAGACTTAATTACATCCCTAACCTTACTATTCTTAGCAGCATGGTATTCGTCAATCAAACCAAAGCTGGCATTAAAACCATCAAGCTTAGAAGCATCAGCAGCAAACACTTTTAACTAAGAAGCATTCACATTAAACTTAATTCCCTTTAAATGTGAAGTAAGATATTTTCCACTAGGGTCTAGCTGTTTGGCAAACTCATAACAAAATTCAAAGGCTATCTTAGCCTATTCTCTAGAGTTTGCAGCTAAATCTACCTCAGCACCATCTTCACCATCAGCTATCAGGAAATATAGGCACAAAGCAGCAGCTAGGGCTGTCTTTCCATTCTTTCTAGAAACTTCAATATAACTACTGGAATATCTTCTATCATTTGTTCCCTTCCAGTAGAACCCGACAATATTAGCTACTACAAACTGCTACCATGGTTCTAGTATGAAGTTCTAACCAGATGCTTTTCCCTTAAAGTGTTTCATTGTACTTATAAAGCTAATAGCCCTATCTACTACTGATTCCCTAAACTCTAAATCATCCCTATTTAAATCCTCCTAGAATCTCTAGCAGGCTAACTAGATATTAGCTCCAGTAATCACATTCCCATTAAGTACATCATCCACATATTTATAGTATGGCTTCATAAATCATATACATATTTAATCTAATAGCCATCTGACTTCTTAATATTGGGATAATGCTCCTATAAGAATGCCCATCGTCTTGTTCCGTGTCTATGCCACATAGTTATGGGATGCACTCTTTCACCAGTTTCCAATATGTAGAAATCAGACTTAATCTTATCTATTTGCCTATAGTTAGCAGCTTTATAAATAGTGCCTTCATTTCCTACATCGCTACTATTATCAGCATAACTAATTAAATGCTTAATCTCTGGATGCACCTTCTTTAAATAATGATGTAGTAGGGATATAGTTATAGTTTCACTGAATTTAGGCATATCATCACTAAGCCACATTCTATCAAACTCCCTAACTTCATCAGGATTATAGTTTCCCTTCTTTCTAGGATTAGTACCATAGCCAATTTGTAAAGCACCTGATACTTTGCCTTCATAGTAAACTAAGAAAGATAGAAAGCTATTTCTAGTTACTTTGTGGCTGTAGTGATTAGCAATAATAATAGGGTCTGCATCTTTCTTTTTGCAAACTCTTATCTAGATGTTTTTGGCTTTGGCTTCATAGCCTATAATCTTACCATCATCATCTAATATAGCAGTCTTCTTTAGCTTTGTCATTATCTAACCTCCTTACTGTTCTTAACAAACTACTCCAGGGGTGATAGTTCCTTATCCCCACTATTTAATTTGGCTATCTTAGTTCTATCTTTAGCAGTTAAACCAAACTTCTCCATCACCTTCATAGCCTGAATCTAAGCATCTTTAGCTATCTTAATAGCTGGGTGTGGCGCAATATTACCCCTATCTGAAACTACTGTTAAACCATCTTTTTCTAGTTGTTTGCTAGCTTTGATAAACATACTGTAATTTCTTGCCAACATAGTTAAAGCAGCGTTATCTACATTCTTCATCAGTGAATTATCTTCAAGCATAAGAATCACATCTTTCATATAATCCTTAGCTTCTTTCTCAATGTCTGTAGGTATTTTAAAATTATTGTTCATTCTACTTAAATTTTAGTCTGTATAATTATCTGATTTTTTCTTTTTCTACTAATATCCAGTACTTTGTCACACAAATAAAAAATGTCTCACAATATTTTTGGATTCAAAATTTTATGTATATAATTAGGTATAACTTAATAATTAATCAAACCATGAAAATAACAAAGAAAGAAACTAGAGTATCTGTAAGAATCACACCTTATCAGGAAACACAACTTGACTTAATCAGTGAAAAGTTAGGCATTAAAAGAAGCACATTAGTTAGATACGCAATAGATAATTTAATCAGTAGTTATAATGATTTACAACTGGAGCAAATATAGAAGGAAACAGAATAATCTGGATAAATCTGAATATAACTATATGGTTAATGAAGCTATCACCAAACATTATAGATACTTGCATAGTAGGCTAGTTAAAGTAGATGATGATGAAGCTACTTTTAATGATGCCTATTTAATGCTTACCAGAAAGTATAATCCAGAATAGGATTTCATAGATTAGTTTATCAAAGCCTTCAACTAGTTAAAAGGTGAATATCAAAGGGATGATAAATGTTATAACTATGCAGAAACAAAGGTGGAATATTATGCAGATGATATAATGCCAAAAGAAGAAAAGAAAGAAGCAACCATACAATAGATTAAACCTAATAACCTAATAGAATCCATTAAGAAATATGCCATATCTGAGAAAAAGCGCAAAGAACAAAATAAAGCAAGTAAAAAGAAAAGAAAGATAGGAAATCTATCAAAGTAAAAAATGGAAAATGCTAAGATTATCCTATTTAATGCAGCATCCACTTTGTGAAGTATGTCTTTCAAAGGGTATAGTAAAAGCTGCTATCGACGTACATCATAAAGATTCATTTCTTAACTATTTCGGGGATAAGAGAATAGAGGTAGCTTATAACTATGATAATCTGCTGGCTGTCTGTAAACAGTGCCATGCCGACATTCACAAAAACGGTACTTCACATGGCTAACCTACATTCCCAGCATCATGCAGGATAAAGAGATTCCCAAAAAGGGCTAATCCCGACTGAATTTAAAAAAAGTTTATTTTTTATTTTGAGTAGCCAAAAATTATATATATAATTGTCCAGAAAGCAAGAGGAAAAACACTGTCATGGATTTTTGTCGTAAATGATTAATTTTTAGAGGATTTGTTACTAGCAGGGAAATAGGGCTTGAAATATAGCCCTTTTCTTTGATTTTTGATGTAACCAAAAATTTGAAAAAATACCTATAGGACAACTCAAAAAAAGTTACACTATCGGGATTTCCGACAAAATAAGATGATTTTAAAGATATATTAGATAAACAGCTTGTAACAATTTTAGCCATGAAGAAAAATGAAACATTTAACAATTAACTCAACTAATGGTAAACTTAATATGTATGATTTACCAAAGAACTGCATTTTTAACAAAGTAATTACTGGATGTGGTGGTACTACAGTAGCCCTTTTTAATAATATCAATTATGTGATAGCAGTACCTACTACTGAATTGATAGTTAATAAAACTGGATTGAATGAAGCTGGTGCTTCTCTATTAACCAGCCCTATAGATGGTAGAAAACAGTCTGTATTTGGATTGTTTGGCATCTTTAGCTATTCTGCAAAGAAACAGCTTAAAGAGTATCTAGCAACATCAGGAACAAAGAAAATCATGTGTACCTATGATAAGCTGGCTGCACTTGAAAGCTACCTGAATCCTAGTGATTATTAGCTACTGGTAGATGAATATCACATACTTTTAAAGGCATATAGCTACAGATATAAAGCTATTGGTGGTGTTCTCAGCAGCTACAATAAATATAAGTCTTACTGCTTTATGTCTGCTACTCCTATTTCTCCAGAATTTACCCCTAAAGCACTGGAAGGTATTGAAGAAATAAGAGCTGAATGGAAGGAAACAGATAACTTAAAGGTGATTCTAGAAAGAACAAATAAGCCATACCTGAAAGCTGCTAACATCATTAACGCATATAAGAAAGATGGATTTGTTAGTATGAATGGTAATAAAAGCTATGAAGCCTTCTTTTTTATCAATAGTGTTACTGACATAGCTAGCATCTTACAATATTGTGAATTAACTAATGATGAAGTAAAGATAGTATGTGCTGATACTGATAAGAATAGAACCACATTAGCAGGGTATAGCATAAGCAATAGCAAAAGTGAAAACAAACCATTCACATTCATCACATCAAAATCATTTGAAGGTGCTGATTACTTTAGTGAAACTGGAATCTGCTATGTGGTTAGCAACAGTTCTAACACTAATACCCTTTTAGATATATCTACAGATATTTATCAGATAGCAGGTAGAATCAGAACTGAAACAAATCCTTTCAGAACCTTCTTAGTTCATATATTTAATACTACTGGAAGAAGAAACCTAGATTTAGAAACCAGCTATGAAGAAATAGTAGAAAGAACAAATAAAGAGGTAGAAAGAGATAATAAGATTATTGAGATTGTTAATGATAACCCAACAAATTCAGATAGACTATTTAATCAGGAATATGTGAAGAAAGATAAAGATGGCAAATATTACTTAGATGAAATGATAGTAAAGCTAGATTTATACACAATAAAGTTAGAACAAAGCATTTATAAAAATGGAATCTCTATTGTGAAACATTATAATGAAAATGGAATATTAACTACTGATCCTATGTATGAGAAACTGGAAGGCACATTGAAAAGTGCTGGTAAAAAAATGTCATTCAAAGAAGCCTTTTTAAAGTATGCAGAACTAGCTAAGAATCCTTATTGCCTGGATGAAGAAGCTAAGAACCACCTAGCAGCCATTCAGCCTTTAATAGTGGATGCTTATAGTAAGCTAGGTGAAGACAAAGTAAGAAGCCTTAAATATGTGAAGAAAGCTATAGAAACAGCTTTGTTAAACCAGAACAAAGATAACAGTAACGAATATAAGGTAGCTAAAATCCTGAATGATTACATTCACATTGGCTTTATTAGTAGTGCTGAATTAAAGGCAAATATAGCTAAAGCCTATGAAACACTAGGCATCATCAGAAAAGCCAAAGCTACAGATATTGAAGGCTACTTTGACTGCAAAGCCACATCTAAAAGAATAGAAGGCAAAGTAACTAAAGGCTATGAGATATACAGAACAAAGTGCATCTTTAAATGAGATAATTCAAAGATAATCAGATAACATCATTCACCATTAACTATATATATAATATGGAAGTAATACTAAAAGGGAAATGGTTAGGAAACAGACTACTTACATCTAGAGATTTAAATATAGATTTAAATGATGATTTTTATAACCATATTTACCATTATTGCATAAGTAATGAAATAAATCCACCATTTCCATCTTCTGATAATGCTTTTATCTACTATGACAAAAGATATAGTAAAGAACTTCTAGGGATTTTAAAGGAGATAATTAAAGAAAAGCCTAATATAACAAAATGGGAAGACTTAGATAGGCTAATCTGTAATAAAAGAGATGAAAGATTTGGTAAAAACAGCATAAATA